GGGCTGCTGGAAAGTTGTGGTGCATCTCATTTAACCAGACCATTACATTATACCTCGCTCTTTAAGTTCAAAGTAACATCTCATAGTCGCACGTACATCAGCCATAGCATCATGGGCACCTTCGAATTCTTCCTGGAAGAGGATCCTATGCAACTCTTCCAACTTGGGAAACTTCTTCCCCTTTCTACCACTGGGGAAGGGGAGGTTACAGTATGATATGGTTGAGGCCATGGTGCAGTAGTAAGGTAACTCTTCTATGTCTGACATCAACAAGGAGGAAGTGTCAGGGTCGGTGAAGGTCCCTTGGATTTGGGCACTAGTAATCTGTATGAGTTTGATATCAAAACTGAAATTATGACAGGCAAGGGCATCACAACTCTGGGATAATTCGTGGAACTTGAGAAACATTTCTGTTGGAGGGATTCCCTCTTCGTTAGCTCGCTTGGCAGAGATGCCGTGAGCTGCTAGGGCGTAAGGGTTGATAGGAGTATCACCTATTTGCACTAAGGTGCTATACTCGGAGACTATGTCTCCACTCTCGTCAGCGAGGATAGCCCCCAGCTGGAGGATCTTAGGCTGAGAGGGATCGGAGTTAGGTTTCTTGAACTGGGGTAAGTTAGTGGTCTCGGTGTCGAAGAACAATATCGTACTCATACACAGCCCTCCAGATAGGCTTGAAGTTGAACTATAAATCCTTCTTTGAATTCCTTCGTGAGGTCATTGCCAAAGGCTCCCACTTTGCACGTATGTGCAGCCAGGAGACTGGTGCCAGATCCGAGGAAGGGAATGTAGGCACTCTTGCCTGGGGCGCAAAATGTGGAGAAAACTTCGACCATGAGAGGGAGTGGACGTTGAGTTGGATGGATCTTCTGAGCCGGTGGCATAGGATTGAATTCAAAGATGTTGGATCGGCCCATCTTGTTGAGTTTGGCATTACCATTCTTGCGGCAATAGAAGAAGGGTTCATAACAGTTGGCGAATTGAGTCTCGGGTTGCATCGTTTGGCCAGTCGGCTTTATCCACAATCCCGGGAGAAGGTTTAGTTTGAAGCCTATCTCTTTCAGGAGAGTGGAGATAAAGTTGAACCAAGGATCCATAGCAAACCAGCAGATCATCCAGCCGTCATCTCGGAGGATGCGATGGGATTCCGTGAGGACCTTAGTGATGAACTCAGGATAGGCCAACATCTCAATTTCATTGTAGCCGAGCATACTCCCCTCAGACTTTTTGGAGTGAAGGTCCATTGCATAAGGTGGATCGATCTCAATAAAATCTATGGACTTGGCCGGGATCTGGGCGAAGGTCTCGAAGCAGTCCCTCAGGATGTAAGAGTCATGGAGCTTCTTGAAGGTCTTATCTCCAGTGCCCATGTCCTTAGTGAACTTCTCACTTTGCATGGAGTTGTTTAGTTTCTTGCCGATGGAGTTAAGGAGTTTAAGAGCGTCAGACTTACTCTTACATTTATCCAGACCAATCTGAGGGAACTGTTCTATGGCTTGTGCCAATTTAAGATCCCTAGTAAGGTTAGCAGGGCTTTCCTTAAGAAGCCTAGCGGTGTCTGCCTGAGACCATCCTGCCGCATCAGGTGTTTTAGAATGCTTGGCTCCATGTATGCTGATCTGCAAATCGTTAATCTTGCGCTTGAGAGCGATTTCTTCGACATAAGTCATCTCCTTACGGTCGAGGTTCTCGGCCAACTCAATGGAACGGAAGTCGAGTTCCGTGAGTGGTTGGTCATAGATCTTGGCCGGCACATGAGACCATTTCATGTCGAGGATGGCAGCCATACGACGGCCACCTGCAAGTAGAGTGTATTTCTTATCTGACTTACAGTCGATTTTGAGGGACTCGGTGAGGCCTACGGCTACTGGAGTAATCAACCCGTTCTTCTTGATCGAGTAGATCAATTGCCCTAGGTCTCCGTAGTCCTTCCTGAATCTATCTCCAATATCAATATCCTCGATGGAAACATGGAGAAGTTGTGATACATCTTGGGTCATGATTTGTACCTCTTGTGTAGTTGCGCTAATGCGCAGGGTTTGCACTTGGTTGATCTCCCTTCCAGGAGATTGTCTCCACGAACTTCTCTCACATTACCACATGAACAGGTGACAGTCCACATTACGTGGCCGCCCCTAGAAGGGACTCTTTCTCCCACGGTCCACTCTTCAAAGATCCTCCCTCTCAAGTTAGTTAGTGGCATCATCCCATCAATCCTCCCTGTATCCCATAACAGTATCATTTTTAGATAAGAAATTAATAAGAGCTTCAGCAATTCCAGGAGTTATATCCTTTACAAATTTGGATCTGCCCTCTATTATAGAAGCTCTTACATCTCTACGAGTACAGAATAGATTTTCTGTTAGAGAATCACAATTTTTATCTGGAAAGTCTATACTACGTGAATATTTGTATATGTACTCTTCAGGGAGTTGTAATACAACTTCAATGTCTTCAGAACTAGGGTATCCTTGTACATATATTCTAATACTAATATAGGGTTTGGTCATTTCATCAACTCCTTCAGTAGCTCAGCTGCTAAGTTAGCCTTAGCTCCATCACTCAAGCCATTAGCATATTGGAAGAGATCCTGTTGTTTGAGGTTACCTTTCTTAGGAGCACGGGCCACCTTGGCGGGGGTACTCTTCTGCCTAGGCGGGGGGCGGAGTCTCCTCTGGGTACGAATCCTTCCTAGGTGCTCGAACAGGGCTGCCCTCGTCATGTGGGTGATGGAAGTGTTAAGGGATTCTATTGTGGCCATACCTACTCCTTCGGAATAGCTACTTGAGTGTAGACCTCTCCAGCCTTAGCCAATTGGACTATGTTGACGTGGCCCGAGATAATCGCTCCAACTGCGTTGAATCCCCCGCGGTTGTGAAGCTCGATGACTCCGTCCAGGAGGGCCTGGAAGAGAAGTTTCTGAGTACCGTGAGGCAATATGTCCTGAAGTTTGTTGAATTGGTCTTGGCGGACCTCCACGGAAAGTCGTGGGCGATAATCGTTACTCATGATTTGGATACTTACTTGTCATAAGTCCTCCACTAAATGTAGGGCAGGAGCCCTCCCATGTTGAGAAGACTCACTGCCCTTGGATTAATTTGCTATGTTACAAAATGTAACGTAGGGATTACGCCCCAGTGACGAATTTCTTCACTTCGTTCTGATCACCATATTGTTCGGAGTGAGAGACTCCCAGGATGGCGTAACCCTCTTTTCCAACCATGTTGGAGAAGTTAATTTCGGCCAAGCCAAAGGCACGCTTGAAGCACTCCAGGTCCCACTTCACTGCGTTCTGGCGTTTCGGCTCCATCTCGGGAGTGGGGACCATAAACATTTTGCTTAGGCCTTTGGAGAATTCCTCATCAGGGATGTCGAAGACTATAATGAAGAACTTGTTGCCGGCATCAGAAGTTCTAATAATCTTGCCATCATTGTCCTTCCTGAAACCTGTGATACGAATCTTGTATTCGCCTGGTTCCACAGTAGTGGGCTCCTGAGAATCACTGGTGTCGATGTCAAGGAGAGTCTCGTTCATTGCTGCCATTTCTTCGTCGAATTCGCTCATTGTAGTACCTCTTTAGAATGGGTTGGTGAGTTAGGGCTAAGGCCCTCAGGTGTTATTTACTTTTGGTTGAAGAGTTTAATACGCTGACTGAGAAGTGAGAAATAACTTCTCATAATATAATACTGGTGAGATAAAAGATCTCGTTCACGACCTGAAAGAGTGCTGAAGAAAGGAGTTTTTAAGAAAGTTTCAAGTTTCAGAATCTTATCTTCTAAGGCTTCCATCTCTTCTACTACTCGTTGCTGATAAGGTTCAAATTCTGCCATAAGATCCTCACTTAGTGTTAAAGAGTTCTAGGGCTCCACGGAGCTTGCCGATTATCTTTGTTTTCTCTGGTGGGTTTACCTCCTCGACGATTGAGATTAATTGGGGGATAGCATCGTTAAATATGGTATCCAGTGATTCTAATGCAACTCCTGCCATATCTGCTAACTGGTCTATATCAGGTACTGTTAATGGAGCCTCCAGGATCTTCTCCGTCTGGTGCTTGTCCTCCTCTTTGAGAGGGAGATCAGGATCATCAGGAATCGTTACTTTGAACATAATACCTCCAATTGTTACAGGGTGAAGTCACATTTTGAGTCCTTCAGGTCAACTCCTGAATAGTACTCATCTATACGTCTGGATACTAATTCCAGATCGTTTGGAATTCGATTAGGGAACATGTCATAAGGAGACTTGGCAGTAGTATACCCGTTACTCTGGGTGGCGAAGTAGTACATTTGCTTATCATTTTCGGAGAAAACTTCACCAAATAAGACTATCGAGGAGAGGCCCTCCAAGGTGACTTTATCGTCCAGAAGTTTGCCCAAGGTCTTCATTTTACGTTCAGTGCCAGTGTCCTCTTCGTGGGTGAGGAAGAAGACCTTCAACCCTGGACGGAGCTTCGTAGTGAGGAGGATAATTTCGAAGATATTCTTAGCCATCATGGTAAATTTCTCATAACCTTTCTCAAGGGCCTTCATCATAAATTCAGTGGCCATGACGTAATGGCCGTCGTCAATGACTAGATGCTTCCACTTCTCGTTGCGAGATACTTCCATCATTGTACTACGGATTTTAGCAGCGTCAGTGGACACTAGCATGTTGTCCTTTTCCTGGTACTGACCGCCTTTGGGGAAAGGGAGAGGTTTTCCAAGAATATTGATAAGGAAGGTATTCTTAGGGTTGAGGTTACGGAGAGCCGTAGACTTGCCCCGGCCAGATTTAGCTATTACCAGAACGAGCATAGACTTCTGACCCCTATAGAGGGCAATGGCGTCAGTTGGGTCGAGATGATGGTTGATTTCGGACATGGTTGATCTCACTAGGTTAGTGTTATTATAATTTCATCCAAGTTTGATAATCTGCTTCTGAGTAATCTTCATTCTCAGGGTCATCTCTAATTAAATGCTTATGTTCTTCACAAGCATAGTCACCATTAGAGTGGCTTGCACAGATTCCTACCTTTCTCCAAACTGCTTCTACCTTGAGGGGTTTGCAGTGATCACAGTAGATATTACCTGCTCTGCAACGTTCTTTAGATTTTATTCTTCTCATAAGGTTAATATCTCCCGGAGTTCTTCCTCAAGAGGATTCCAGAAACTTACCTCCAAGTCAGTAGGCATCCTCTCGATGTGTTGGAGAGGGTTGGCATGGCTGGTACACATGTCAAGGTAGATACAAGTACGGCCCCAGTTAGTACATGAGCGACCGTTCATTACGAAACATTTCATGATGTCGTCACTAGGTGACGAGGCCTCAAGTTCCTCCACATCTCGATAGATCTTATCCATCCAGGCTTTAGTGTTCTCAAGCCACTTGTACATTTGTATATTACTTAACATGATGGGGAAGCGTTGGAGGATGTACTCTGGCTTTTTAGTTTTCTTCATACAGAGACAGTTGATAATGACACCACTTACCTTATCCGGCGGCACCATACAATTCAATACGTGAGTGTATGTCCCTACTTGAATCCCCATCATATGTTCGTAATAGTAGCCGTCTCCGATATAGTTTCCTCCCTTGGTTTTGTGCTCCAGACTACAGTACAATCCAGTTTCACGGTCAATAAGAACTGTATCCATCTTAAATGCTAACTTATGATGTTCAGACAAACTTACAGTACCACCGAACTCAGTCTTGTATACCTCGTACCGAGTGAGATCATCAGGGTAAGTCTTAAGATACTGGATCAGCATGTCGAAGAAGCGAGTCGGGGTCTTGGGAGAATATATAACATCAGTCTCTTCGGGGAAGAAGGCTCTGTACTCCTGATTGAACATGTCCAGAGCTTCCATCACAGCTTCCACTCGGTAGCCATGGAGAATGATGTATTCCAGGGCGATGTGGACCGCCTTTCCAAAGTGAAGATGGTTGTTAGGTCGTGCCGACCTCCAGCCAAGCATATATTCGTAGAAAAAGAGTCTAGGGCAACTCTGATATGCTTGTACTTTTGTAGAATCTAATACATTCTGTGAGGGATGATAAGGTATAGGTAATGAGCTCATTGTTATCTCCTATTTGAGGCCTGTTCTAAAGATGTAGCCCATTTACAATTATCTGGTTCATAATTACCATCATTATCTATACGTTCTATAGAAAGATCTTTAGGTTTAGATATCATATCTTCTACGAAATTATTAAAATCTAACCATCTTTCACATACCGAGATACCTCTACCACCATAATCTTTATATCTAGCATGGTTAGGATTATTACATCTTGCTAACATACTATGCCAGATAGTATATAGAGGGTGATATTTAGTACCATTAATACCCTGGACTGTGTTAATAGATTGTCGCCTATGTCTGGTTAATTCAGCACTTAAACAGCCACAAGATTTAGTTCTTTTACGCATTAAATTCGTACCTATTACATCTATAATAATGCCACAACTACATTTACATCTCCATACTGCAGCATGATTTACATATTCCTTGAAAGATAGTACGGTAAGTCTTCCAAATTCTCTATCTTTTAGATTGTGAGATCTAGGACTTAATCGGGGAATGCTCACGGCTTGGCCTCATTAGTAAATGAAGAGGTATAGGCAATTTCCTCAATAAACCTAAGTATCCACTGAGCCACTATCACGGATGGGATAAGGGGACATAGTTCGATGATGGCTGCTATGCAAATCTCCTCAGAGATTCCCTCTTTGTGCATACTTAAGACTTTCTTAAACTGTCTGTTTGTCATAACTATACCCTTATGGAAGTTGAACTTCGATTGATCCAGTAGGCTGGTCTACAATTATTTGATCATTGTCTATGAAGGTAAGAATTGACTGCAACTCATTATCAGGCTTAGGTACAATACACATTACTTTGTCTGCATTAATTAATACTGGATTAGACTTGCCATGGATTTTAAGAACTAGCCACTTTCTCATAACTTTTCTCCAATAGTTGAAGTTCTTTGGCTAAGGCCCAATTATTAGTTATCCTGCGGATAATGGTTAAGGCCACATCTAAGTTATACTTCTCACTAGGTGAGATACAATCTCTCATGGTGAGGTTAGTAAGTGAGGCCTCGACTCCACGAATTAGGAACTTGGTCCAAGCCCTACTCTTCGCTAATGAGGGCTGCTTCTTGAGTGAGTTCTTCAAAAGAGATCCTCCTTTGTTTGTAGTGACCTTTGTTGTCTCCACCGATTTGGTAGATGAGGAGGTTGAGTACTCCATGCTTAATGGAGAACATGGAGCATAGGATGCTGGTCATGACTGAGGGACCACTAACTAGGATGTAATCTTCCTTAGTGGATGCCTGAATGACTGGCATGAAGGTCCGATACATCCGACCTATACTCAGTATAGAAATCTTGCCCGCAGTAAGGTAGATCAACTCCCCGAAGCGTGTAGCCTCTGAGAAGTCATGATACGACTTATTGGGTACAAGTACCTTTGTGTTAACTATTGTCATAAGGGTTCCTTGATTGCTATGTTACAAATTGTAATGTAGCAAATTACAATATGGTTAAATACTTACCTTCTAAGAGATATTCGAGATAATCTTTAGGAAACATTGTATAGTTACCTGATGGGTGTTTAACTACTACTTGTAGATTATCTACTATAGCTCTAACTTCTACAATTGCATTATTTATGTTACCATCATTGAAGTAAATCTGTAAGGTACTACCTATTTTGATTTCCATTAGATTATCCTCACGGCTCTGGAGAAAAGAGGGACTTTGTTCTTGTCAGACATTGTTTGGTACTCTACTTCAAGGTAAGAATCCTTGATATAGTGGGGAGCATCTTGCCATATTTCCCAAATCTTGATTCGCTCATCATGGGTAAGTTTACCAGCCCCCACTGAGAACTTCGTTCCCATGTCGTCAATACAGTTGAATCCCCCGACCATGCCCTTACCTTTCCCGCCCTGAGAAATTGCTTCATACACTCCTGTAATAAGATATTCGTCAGTGGCCTTCGGCTTAAATTTCATCATAGCAGGAGAGCGTCGGCGAAGGTAGGGGGCATCTACGTGGCGGATGATGAAACCCTCATAGCCCAGGTCGATGAACTTTTCGTAAATCTGATAGACCTCTTCAAGAGTGTTAGCCATGTGTGGAGTGACCAGTTGGAGGCATGGAGGGAGGCCATTTGACCTGAACCTCTGATTAAGTGAGATTAATCTGTTGATCTGACTTTCCTCAGTGATAATGTCAAATAGGTGGAGCTGCATAGCTCCATAGTTAGGGTGCATGGTCGACGTAGTCGATACGACTGAGTGAATTTCAGCCCAGGTCCACCCGTGGACGTAGAGTTCACCATCAAACTCACCTTGGGGAAGGAGGAGTCCTGCCTCATTTATGTGAGGGACAGATGGGATAATTTCCTCAGTGGAAGAGAGGAGGAGGCATCTATCTCCTTCGTGAATCAGACGACACCGTTCTCCGTTCAGCTTGGGCTGAAGGATGTAAGGTGGGGACCAACGAAGGGAGAAGCGTCCTTGGTTGAGTAGACGGCGTTCTTCGAAGGGATAGGCTAACTGGATGCCAGTACGTGGATTGGACATTACTCATCCTCCTTAAATTGAGAGGCATAATCAGGATTACATATCTCGCAACCGTCACCAACTAGTTTAGTACGAAGATTACAAGTACACTTCTTTTCATCATCCCACTTATGCTTGCCACTACCATTGCAATTCATACAGGCACCTTCAGTGCCTTCTATATCAGTGCAAAGACCCGTACCATTGCAGCAGTCACAATTTTCTTCATGTTTCATTAGTGACCCTCCTTCAGCTCGCCGGATATTCTAACGAGGTTGGATAGAGAGAATATCTCACAGCCGTTGAGAGTGACGACCAGTTTGGATGAGTAAGTGCCATGGTCCCAGACTTCCTCTTTGTAAGTGGGGAAGAGACGGAGGAAGGGGCCTTCTTCCATGTGGATTTGTTTGGGGTGATTAACGAGGTAGACCCCTAGGATGCCATGAGAGGCTGGGGCGTCCTTGAGGAGGGAAGTAAGTTCGGAGAGGAACTCCAGTTGAGTTGTCATAATGTGCTCCAGTAGGCCAAGGACCTAAGGTGTGTTATTTAGTTTCTTCGAGAGCTTTTTCAATCTGAGTAGGGAGTCCAGATATTTCTGCACATTCCCTTTCCCAACTATCACCATATCCACAATAGTCAAGATGTTCCTGGGCTGCTTCGAGAGCTTCTCTTAATATGGTAATCTTTTCTTTATCAGTCATGAGGGCCTCCTAAAGTGGTTGATATTAATTTGTGGCAAACTGGTGGAGAAAAATCCCCTCCCCTACGGGGAGTAGGAGAGAGGATTGTTGAGGTTAAAGGATTTCTGTAGGCAATCAGTCGACTGCTACGCCCAACTCACGCAGATATTCCTTCTGCTTCTCCGGGGTCCAGGTAGCGAAGGCAGCCTTGACGGCCTGAACTGGGTCGACCTGAGTCTTTTCGACGGCTACTCCCAGCACATACGTGCTGATGAACTCCTGGATCTTTTCAGCAGAAAGGCCAGCCTTGAGTTTGGCACGAATAATGCCCTGGATGACCACTCTGGCGTTGGCCTTGAACTGAGAGAACACTACGTCAGCGCCGAATTTCTCGGAGGCAGCTTCGATGGAGTCTCCAAGGTCATAATCCACCTGACATTCCTGCCATACGGCTTTGCCCTCGCCGTCGAGTACTGCATTTCCATTCTCATCTTTTACCTGATACCGTGCTGAGATTGCTTCCATTGCCATGATGTTACCTCCAGTTGATCTTGTTATTTGTGGGCTAGATGCCCGTTATGGTGGAGCCCGATGTGCTCCGATTGAATGGCCATTATACCATGTTGGTTGGGTATGTCAACAACTAATGAAATTATTTATTCATTCCTCAGGATGTGATAGATTCAGGAGGAATCATTAAAGCCCACTTAGATGGTAAATATCCTCTTGCTGTACAATATTCATCTTGATAAGCGTCCCATATGCACGTAATCCATCCATCATCATCAGACCAGAATCCTTCTACTATTCCAGTATGATTAAAATCTTCGTCAACCCAGTCAGCAGACCATAGAAGTAAGACGGTTCCATCTTTTGGGGCTGATACAATATCTTGCCAGTTCATAATAAATCCTCCTTACGGGATGATAGGTTTGTGAGAACCAAGTTGAATATCCTGAGGTCCTTCGTCCACTTCTCGGATTACCCATTTCCAGTCAATATAAATAGCAGCATCAAAACCGTCTTCAGCAAATATTACTTCCCGATCTTCAGAAGTAGCTTTCTCCATAGCTTCTTCAAGGGAGTTGGCCTTTACAGTGGTATGTGCTGTGAGTGGAACCTTGGCTACAAAGTGATAAGTAGGCATAGTAGATCTCCGTGGGTAAGAGTTGCGTAGAGTATTAGGAAGGTCATAAGGATTCCTTTTTAGAGTATTCACCAATCTGTGACATTATATCACGACCGGCATCTGAGAGATCTGGGCAGTCTGTTATGGATTGAAGTTGAAAGCAGAAAGGTGCAGACCAAGTAGATACTTGTTTAGCTATTTCGTTGAAGAAGAGAGCTTGATCCTCAGCAAACATACAGCAGAAGGCCTCTGCTAATTCAGCGGAAGTAGGAATAATTTCTACTTCTATATTACGTCTTATCATTAGAACTCCTCCAGGGGAATAGGTTTGATTAGATGAGTGAGGCGAGGCCAAGGTTGAGAGTGCCACATAACTTCCACTATGCTAGGGTAGCGGTATGCTAAGGAATAGTGAGTAGTGCCCTCAGGCACAGGGATTGAGTCCTTCACTTTGGTAAGGTGGAAGGAAACTCGATTGTTTTGGATAGTGTAGTACATACTATAGTCCCTTCGGCAGGCCGGCTGGTTCAGATGGTTGACACTTACAAGTGATGGAAGAGAGGAGTTCCTCGATGAAGGCAGCTCTCTCATCCTTATTGAGGGAGGCCAAAACTTCCTTCATTTGATCAGCCTTGGGCATGGAACTCCGAGTGTACGTAGGTTGAGTGGTTGGAGTGTGTTTGGGAACCCTCTTGACCAAGCCAGAGAGTTCAGCCTGCCTAATGATGATGGCCGTCTGCAACTCAGACCACTTCTTTCTCTCAGCCTGGGCTTCCACTAGTTCGGCCTCAAGTTGCCTCTCCCAACAGAGGGAGTCAGTGAGGGAGGCTCGGACGGAGGCCAGGGCAGAGCGGAGGGTTGATAGTTTGGTCATTCTATTGATTGATTGCTTTGTTACATTTTGTAACGTAGCAATATCCTCGACCAGATCAGTCGAAGGACCTGGAGGTAGTGAGGTTGGACATGCCTCGGATAGTGGAGCGTATTCTTTAGTGGAAGTTCTCTCTTCTCTTTCTTCAGACATTTGGTCTCCAGTGCTGCCGCTGGCAGCCAGTGTTCTTAGGCTTGGCACATTAGTGCCACATCTTGTGGCATTATCCAGTTATCTCATCGAAGCATAGTTCACACAATCCACTGATTGAGTATTCCTTACGTCCTGCAGGAGAGTAGCACCTAGGCCCTGCTAACTTCTTACAATTGATACAAACTCCGATCTCTTTGGCCCTAGACAGAGGGATGCCAAACAACTGGCGGGCTAAGTCTTCTTGGAGTGCCCTCAGTGGAGCACTAACGTGCTGGGGTTCAGACATCTCTTTCTCCTTTCTTTGTTGAGGTTACCAGATGATGTTCATGTTTCTAAGATCATACATCATGTTTTCGTAGTGAGGTTCATACCAACTAAACATATAACATACAGGACATAGCCCTTTATTTCTTACTTGAATCTTTTGTTCTTCAGTATATTCACAGCTTTGGTATTTGAACTTTTGACCACTTCCCTGGAATTCCCATTTACTATTACAATTACAGAACCATTTCATAACTTCTCCTTCTATTCTATAGGTGGTACTTCTCCCAATGCTTCGAACATTCCCTGAGTACGAGAGGTCTCGTCTTCAATTCTTCCTCCGAGTTCTTTGAGAAGGCGCTCATTGAGAAGGGCCTGGGCCTGAAGGAGTTCAGGTGAATCATTCCCCACTGCTGCATTCTTCCTCCCCTTGGAATGAAGTTTGACTTTCTCCACGGGATCAAGGAAGGTTTGGAGAGAATTAGGGTTAATCTTACCCTCCTTAGCGAGGGCCTTGAGGACGTTAGTCCTTTGGACACCTTGGGTCATGAGACCAGTTGTGGCCAGGAGTTCTGAGGCAGCCTCCTGACTGTCTATGAAGTCTACCATATGGCTAGTTACTAACATCTCTGCAAAGGATTC